ATTGCTTATTGCTCCACCCTCACTAATTAAATCAACATCACTATAAGCAAGACCACCACCATACTTTAAACCCCATTCTGCATAACCAGAATCACTTAGCTTGGGAGTTTCTTTATTAGGGTTTTTTCTTTTCCAATCCCACTCATACAGAGTTTTAGATGAATCTATCCAAGATTTGTTTGTCTTTATATTTTCTTCAGTAATTTTAGGGCTATATTCTGATAAAGGAGTAAGTTTTTTCTCCTCATTATTTGGTGTCTTATATTCTTCTAATGGAACTAAAGGCATTATTATTCATCCAAAACAAACTCTATACCATCTTTTGAAACTATTTTTTTACCATCTTGTGTAGTTTTTCCAGTATCTAAATATTTTATACCATCCACTAATATTTCTTTTTGAGCTTTGAGTTCAGATGTAGCTTCTCCTGAAATAAGATTCCAAAGTTCTTTTGCTGTTTCATTAGCTCCAGATGTTGTAAACCTAGGTTCTCCAAAAGTATCAGTTTGTTTTAATAAACCAGCAGCTAAATTTCCAATAAATTTTTGTTTATCTAATCCAGTAACACCGCCTAGGGCTGCTAGTTGTGAATTAAACTGTTCAGGTGACATTGAGTCTTTATTTGAATACAAATTTGCTATTGCTAAAGCATTTGATTGTGCGGCTGGAATGTTGGTTTTAGTAGAAACCAAACCACTTGGAATTGAAATACCTGCACTTTCACCACTAAAATCAAAACCTGCTATTTCTCCAGGAGCTATAATTTTATCCATAAATACAATATCTTCATCAGTGTCATTTCTAAAAAACTGATCTGGTTCAAATGTTTTAGGTTCAGCATTTAATTCTTTAATGGTTTGATCACCATATACTCTTCTTGTAGCATCAACACCTATAGCATTAGCTAGAGTTGCATACGGTGTGCCTTCAATAAGTTTTAGAAAATTAGCGTTTGCTTCTTCAGCTTTTCTTTCATCTGCTTGCTGTTGAAATATTTCTTGTCTTTGTAAAACACCTTGAGCTGGATTAACACCTCTTAAAGTGTCGCTTAAAGCCAAAAGAAAATTACCAAGCTGTTGGTTTTTAAGTTTTTGGTCATTTAGTTTTGGTTGTGTTTTATTAATTTGTTGAGAAACATTTGACATATTATTCATTAGTTGAGGATTAGGTTGTAGGCTTTTTAATAAACCATTTAATCTAGCATTTTCAAATTCATCAAAAGAAACACCACGATTAAGTGGTAAGTTTCCTATTTTTGCTTGTAGAAATTGTTCGTATGGATTGCTCATTTTTAACTAAACCTATTTGTAAAGAAACCGCCTTCACCGAAACCACCGCCCATAGCCATACTTCCTAACAATCCAGCAGCACCACCTAAGAAATCACCAAAACCAGGTCTGTAACTTTGTGTCTGTTGAGACTGTGTAGGCAATGCACTAACACCTTGAGCAAGTAAACCAAGTTGTTCTTTAGGGTAGTTAATACTTCTTAAGAACTCGTCATAACCTGCATCCATAGCTCCTTGTTGTAAGCCTTGTTGTTGTGCACCAATACCAGATAGTAAACCTAAGTTTCTATATTGGTCGCTTAGTAATCCTTGGTTAATTCCAGATCGGAAGTTTCTGTCTGCCATAGCATTAGCAACAGAACTATCAAAACCCTGCTGTCTTAAATTAGCTGCAAGATTACCTGCTCTGTCTGCAAAGTTTCTATTTGTTTCTGCTTCCAAGACTGCTGAACGAGATCCACCAAAAGCACCTCTGCCGATGGCTGCATCTTGGTCTGATTGTATTTGTAATTGTCTCCCTCTATTTAAGTCAGCCATAGCATTATCTATAACTTGTTCTTGATATGGGTTTTGAAATGAATTTATATCTAATGGTGCTTGGCCCATACCAGCTAATTGACCTCTTGGATCATTAGCCATTGATTGACCAAACATATTTCTTGCTGCATCAAAACTTGTTAGTTGGTCTGGATTAAATCCTGCAACCCTTGGTCCTGAATAGGGTGTAAAAGGTAAAGCAGCAATTCCTTTAGACCTATTATATAGGTCTTCATAAATTGCCATTTGTGTAGGATCAGTGGTTGTTGTTGTTGTTGATTTTCCTTTGCTCATAATTCTTTACTTATTAAATTTTCGCTTATCCAGCCTTTGCCTTTTAGCTTTCTAAGCCATCCTTTTCTGCCCCCACCATAGAGACGTTTAATTCCTAATTGTTTGGCAAACTGTTCAATAGAAGTGTCAACTATTGATTGTAGTTCTGAATAATCTCCCCCGCAGAACAGTATGTTAAGTGTCTTAATCTGGGGAAAGACAACTATCTCCGTTATTATAGCACTATTTTTGCCAGGCCATAAAGCAAAAATGCCCTTACGGATTTGTTCTTCTACATCATCGATACTATACATATCTTGATGTTTGACCGCTTTTTCTATCCAAGGTTTACACCTTTGCCACTCTATCTCCCACGGCTCTAGTATTTTAGACTGTTGCTGTGGCTGAGAGAGTTCCGTTATCTGCGACACTAACTTTATATTTTGTTCCATTTGGGCTTACTAATACTAATTCTGTTTGATCTCCGCCACCTACTTCTATTCGCTCACCTTTCTTAAAAGATAAACCATCTCGGTATTCTATTTCAGAGACTAAATAATTTTGGTAATCAGAATCAAACTTGAGTAGAGGTTTACGAAGTGCTCTTCTAGCCATTATCTCTTACCTCTTTTCTTAACGTCTAATCTAATCTTACCAACTTGGAATGGTTGTGAACCATCCCCTGTAACTTTCATTTTAACTTGTCTAGCGGTAAATCTCGCATCGGTATAACCATCATTATCAAATGTAAATGTGCCAAAGTTTGTTTCAGGGCCAAGTGGAGTAAACCTACCTTTAAAACTAATAGCAACACCTGGTAAGGTGGTAGCTTCTTCATCAGGTAAAACTTGACTGCACTGCACATAGTTATCACCCATACCTATTTCTATTGGTGCTGTTTCACAGAAAGGTACTTGAATACCAACATTCTCAGAGTTAACTAGAGCAACATCGCTTTCATGTTCATAGACATTACCATTGCTATCACAAGCAATCGGTAAGTCAAAGACACCCTGATCTATCCAACACGATCTATCCATTGAACCAATAGACCAGACATTATCAACATAGTTCCAAATGACATATTTATTAGGTACTAAAGAAGTGCCAGTTGGGAAAAAGAACCACATCTCATTATAGTTAGAGTTATGACCAGCACAGGATGTTGGTCTATAAGTGTAGTTTATATTGTCATATATATAGTCATGTACTTCACATGGTATTTCTTTGACTGAACCATCAAAGATAAAGAAAGAGTTTTCACCCATCCAGGCTAAGAAAGCACCAGCCGTTACGATGGTTCTAGGACTAATCGCTTTACAGTTTGTACCAGCATCTTGAATACCATATATAAAAGGAGAGCCAGTGTAATACATTCTAGCAACACCAGTATCAGTAAAGATAATGACATCTGTTTGCCATTTCAAAGCTGATAGAACTCGACCGCCTGTTGGCACAATTAAATCACCTGCTGTATTGGTAGCTGCTGCTGTCCAATCAGTTAGTGATTCTCTTGAGGACCAAGCAATCTTTCTAGGGTCGCCACCTGCTCCTAAAGCTACAACGTGTCTTTCATTGGTGACTAACACACCATCACAGTTTGTTGGTGCTCCTGAAACAACACTACCTATCGTAGCTGGGTTATTAGGATTCCATTGATATATTTTGCCATCAGAGGGTGAACAGAATAAAAGTATTTCACCAAAGTTATCAAAAGAAAAAGTGGTAGTATCAAAAGATAAACCTGATTGTGAACGAGCATCACCAAAATCTTCTTGACCAAAATGATAAGCACCAAAACCAAGTGGTGATAAAGTATCATCACCTATAAAGCCTGTTGGTGTAATGTCATACCAGACTTCTTCGTAGTAAATTAAAACACCGTTTCTTGTACCAACCGCTAAAACTTTTTTACCATCGTTATCGTAGTAAGCATACATTCCTGTTGGTGTAGCTGTTAAGACAACTTCTGAAGCACTTGAATGTGCTGTTGAAGTGGCAGCAGTGCTTGGCACATTTGTTTGAAATGTATTGATAGTAAAAGTTGTGGTGCTTGGTACGGAAGCAATCGTGTAAGTTTGATTTATTTGACTAGCTGGCATCCCGCCTGTTGCAGCAAAACCATTAAGATTAATGCTCGCACCAACCAAAGCTCCGTGTGCGGTAGTGGTAGTAATAGTAATAACAAAACTACCAGAGGTGGTACTAACTGTACCACTTAATATTCTGCCTACTGGATTTTGTCTAAGTTTATTCCACCCCTTGATTGGAGTAAGATAGCCGTTCTCAAAACGGACTAAATCCCCATCAACCCAACGACCTTTGTTAGCATACTCAGTACCGTTCTTAACGATACCTGCTGGTGGAGTTACGGGGATTAATGCCATTCACTTAACTTCCGATATGGCCTGTTACAACTTTTGGATCTATTAAGTCAGCAATTTGTTTTGCTAGGTTGTCTTTTAAGTTCTTAACTTCTTCTTCACCCATGACGCCTTCAACCCAACCAGTAACAATTTCATTGCTTAAGTCTGGATAAGGGATAAAGTTTTCAATATCATCTATATTTAAAGATTGTGTACCATATACGCTTGCTGCATAGAATTTATCTTCACTGTCTTTCTGATCGCTGACAGCATTGATTCTCCAATGCACATTAAATACCACGTCTGAGTGGTCGTCTTTTTCTGGGTAATAGTCAACTGTTTGACAATCCCAATTATATTCTATAGCCATTTTAGTTTACTCCTTTTAGTTGGTCTATTTCACTTTCTAGTGACTCGATTTTTGTTATTGCTTCTTGTAGTGCTGCGGTAATTAAAGGCACAAGTTTAGCTTGGTCAATGCCTTGCATTTCTTCACCATCTTTTTCGCCCACTACTGCTTCAGGTACAATGTCTTGTACTTCGTGTGCAAAGAACCCATCTAAATCATTATTTGGGTTATCTTTAAAATTAAATCTATATGGATTTAATTGTTTAATTCTATCAATACCATCTGATATGGATATTTCATTTTCTTTTAATCTGTAATCAGATGAAGTGGCATAAGTAGTTACGCTTCCATTACTAGAGTTATTAATTGAACCACAAGCATTGCCGTCTGTTTTTAAGAAACTAATAAAAGTACCATTAGCTGCTTGTCTCCAAATAGTTAAGGCTTCTTCTCCTCCAGAAGTTGTTTTGAAAAATGCACAATCTGATGCAGATGTAATGTTTAGCAGTTCGCTTGAAATCTTTGAACCTGAACCAACCAAAACAGTGCCATTACTTAAAACAGATAAATCTATACCAGAACCACCACCAACAAAATTTATTGAACCGCCACTGGTAAAACTTAAACTACTCTCCTCATGGTTGTAAGAAATTTTTGCAACATCATTGTCTTGACCATCGCCAAAAGCAATCATACCAGTTGAGTCATTAAAAGATAAAATTGATAAACCAGAGTCGCCACTACCTTCTATTACTAATTGGTTTGCACTAGAACTTACGCTAGAAGCACCACTGTCACCTGTTTTAAGATGAAGTCCAACTCCCAAGTCTTTGTTTGATAAACCAGAAGTAGCGAAATAATTATCGGCTGGTGTAGTTACACTTGCGAATTGTAATAAACCTTCTGTACCAGATAAACTTGTTAGTTTTAAAAATTGTCCTGCTGTACCTTGAGAAGCGGGTAATACCAATGAATAATTAGCACCACCTGCATCGTTTGGTGCTTTCAGTGCTACATAATTGTCAGCACCACCAATAGCTTCAAAAAATCTAAGTTCGTTTTGAGATCCAGTTAATTGAATTGTACCTGTCGCTGTTAATGTACCACCAACTTTTAAAGTTTTGCCAGAGCCAACTTGTAGGCCTACAGATGTTCCTGTACCAGCAGCGTTAAAGATACCATCCAGGATATCTGTGTTTGTATTAAGATAGCCACCCCATTGGTTAGTATCACCACCGACTGTTGGTTTAGTTAGGTTTAAATTTGTTGAGTATGATGGCATATTTATTTCCTTTTGTTATTCATAAAATTATACATTATTTTCTGTTGTTTTTACCATGTACTTAGTGCAGCTCGTTTCCATGTGTCGGTGTTAACACAAACATAAAGATAATTTGCATCCCATGAAATTTCACCAACTTCACCATTGTCATCTGCATTGGCTATTGTTCTTGCTGTTCTTATTCTTAATCTATTGCCGTTAATATCTAGTGGTGCATCTGGACCTGTCGTTCCTATACCAACGTTGCCTGAACTGTCTATTCTCATACGTTCACCACCAACATCAAATCTTATAGGACCACCTACAGAAAATAAGTTAGTGTAATCGTTTGTTGCATCCCATTGAATACCACCTCTTTTACTAGAGGATTCATAGGCTTCAAAGGTTGGGTCAGTTGTTGCTCTAACACGACCAGCTACTTCTAGCTTTTGTGCTGGCGAAGTAGTTCCTATGCCTACGTTGCCACCAGCTAAAATTCTAATACGTTCAGTATTATTAGTGTCTATAATTAAATCGTGGTTACTTGTGTTTGCTAAGTGAGTATTACTATTTTGAGCATAAGCCTTAAAAGTTACATTGTTTGTTGTATCTTTTAGTTGTAAGGCTGGGCTTGAAGCAGACTCTAAGTGTAGTAATGAACTTGGCGAAGTCGTGCCGATGCCTAATTTTTCGTTACTAAATCTTGCTACTTCTGCACCAGCATTTCTGAATCTAATACCATCAAATGCATTAATTGATAAACCATCAGGACTTGCACCAGAGTTTGACATGTCAAAAACAGTTATAGATGGTTGGTCTGTTGTTAAAAATCCTTCTCTAAAGAATAAACCTGCATTTTCACCAACTGAATAAGCATCAATTAAAACAGAGCCACCTTCAACATGTAATTTTGTATCTGGCGAACTCGTGCCTATGCCTACGTTGCCTGAGGTATTAATGGTCATTCTGCTGGAACTATTAGTTTTGAATTGTAGTTCATGGTTTGAGTCTGTGCCTATAACACCTCTAGCAGATTGTGCTTGTAAATTAATCAAAGCACCACTAGCTCTTTCTACTTCTATTTCACCATTACCTGAAGATAAAACATGAAGATTAGCACTTGGCGATGTAGTTCCGATACCGACATTGCCTGAGGTGTCTATTCGCATACGTTCAGAGCCAGTCAAAGTAGTATTGTTAGCTGCTGTATAAAATATAATTTTATTGACTGCATTAGCTGCACTTATACCACCACCAATACTAACACTTCCACCTGTTGAAGATGATGATGATGTCATTAACATACCAGTTATAGGCTCTTCTGCATTAGTGTAATGAGAGCCAACAATAGCACCATATTTAATTGTTGCATCACTTACTGTATTACTTATTCTAAATTGAGTTGATAAACCTGATTTTACAATGTTTAAAGCTGCACTTGGCGAACTAGTTCCGATGCCAACGTTGCCTGAGCTGTCTATTCTCATTCGTTCAGAGCCAGAGCTTGAAGTTCCAAATGTTAAATTATCACCTATACCATTCAGGTGTACTTCACCTGAGTTATCTTTTAAAACAATACGAGAAGTTGCATCTGTACTTTCAAATACTGCAACCGTATTACTGTTGCCTGAGTTGACATGAAATTTGTTAGATGGTTGGGTTGTATTTATACCAACGTTACCTGCACCATCAATTACAAATTTTTTAGTTACACTACTATCAGCAATAGCAAACATGTGTCCTGCATCAGAATCATGTCCTAATAAAGCTCCATAAGTACCACCACCATCATCATTTAAATTTATCCATACTTGGTTATCACCAGATTCAAATTTGGCAACAACATTAGTTGTAGCATGTTTAACATGAAGAACATTGTCTGGCGAGGCCGTGCCGATGCCGAGGTTGCCTGAGGCTCCTATTCGCATAGCTTCGCCTGAAGTACCCCTATTAAAAGAAATAAAACCGTTAGGATTTATATTAAAGCCTAAAGAATACTGGTCTGGCTGACCAATTCCCACATCGTTTGCTGTTCCCCCAACGTCACTAAATTTAATTCTAAAAAAGTTTTCTGAGCTAGAGTCTCCATAAACTGCTTTACCAAAAGATAGTGGAGAACTTGGCGAGGTCGTGCCGATGCCGACGTTGCCTGAGCTGTCTATTCGCATACGTTCAGAACTGTTTGTTCTAAATGTTAAGACACCACTAGCATTATCATTAATTAAACCACCTGAAAGGTGTAATGAAGTAAATCTTCTTGTAGTGCCACCGAGTGCTATGGTTGCATCAACATCCGCACCTGATTGGTGTGGTAATACTGCATTAGTACCGCATTGTATTCCTGAGTTAGTAGTATCTCCTTGTATGTAAAGATTATTACTATTATCAACACCAATACTACCTACTGTGGTACTGTCTTTTCTAAAATCAACAATAGTTCCATCTGATGTAAGTCTGTTGAAGTTAATACATTCACCACCATCTCTGGTTATATTAGAAAAACCATTGGCACTAAACCTAGCACCTGCAACTCCTGTAGAGCTACTTGTTTTACCAACCAACAAGTTGCCTGAGCTGTCTAT